TATGAAACTACTTGATGGCACTTATGATGTTGAGATTTCATCTAAGAACATTAGTCACTATACAAACAAAAGCTCACCTGTTGAGTATTGGATAGCACTTGAACCCGAATCAACTTACAAAGTTTAATTTAGGAAATTTATATTATGGAAACTTTTTTATGGGTGGAGAAATACCGCCCAAACGCTATTCGTGACTGCATTTTACCAGATAATCTAAAGAAAACATTTACCGAATTTGTCAAAGACAAACATATACCAAACTTAATTTTGTCTGGTGGGCCAGGCGTAGGTAAAACTACTGTTGCGAAAGCCATGCTTGAGGAAATTGGTGCAACGTATATGATGGTAAATGGTTCTGAGGAATCTGGTATTGATGTACTACGAACTAAAATTAAAAACTTTGCATCTACAGTCTCACTTGAAGGTGGACGCAAATACATCATTCTGGATGAGGCAGATTATTTAAATGCCCAATCTACCCAACCAGCTTTGCGTGGTTTCATGGAAGAGTTTCACAAAAACTGTGGATTTATTCTAACGTGTAATTACAAAAATAGATTGATACCACCATTACATTCTCGTTGTAGTGTTGTTGATTTTATTATACCAAAAGATCAGAAACCCAAACTTGCACAAGATTTCTTTGCAAGAGTGCAAACTATTCTTAGTGAAGAAAATATTAAGTTTGATCCAAAGGCTGTTGCTGAACTTCTGAACAAGTTCTTTCCAGACTGGCGTAGAGTTCTGAATGAACTACAGAGATATTCTGCTTCTGGTAATATAGATGCTGGTATCCTAGTAAATATATCTGATTCAAATATTAATGAACTGATGCATTCTCTAAAAGAAAAAGAGTTTACAAATGTTCGTAAATGGATTGTACAAAATCTTGATAACGATCCTGTACGCATTTTTAGACGTTTGTATGATAATCTGTACGATTTTGTTGATGGGTCTACTATTCCTCATGTTGTGGTTATAATTGCAGACTATTCATATAAGTCAGCCTTTGTTGCAGATCAAGAGATTAATCTTTTGGCTTGTATGACTGAGATTATGGGTCAGGCAAAGTTTAAATGACATATGAACTTAAAGATTATCTAAATGCAATCAACCATGAAAAGAAAAACATCATGGATACAGATGATGAAATGTGGGAAAAGAAATATCCACCTTTTATTATAAACAAATGTTTGGCTCCATTTCCAGATACCATCATGCTTGTGAATGAGATGAATGTTAATTCACATTTAGACCATAAGTTACAATTCGACTTTTTCCTAAATAGTGTACGATCACGGAAAAGATATACACCGTGGATGAAGGCGAATAAAATAACGAATCTAGAGTATGTTAAAGAGTATTTCGGATACTCAAATGAGAAAGCAAAGTCTGCTCTTAATGTACTTGATGATGATCAGATAAAGGCTATTAAAAATAGCTTGAGTAAAGGTGGTAAAAATGGAAAACATTAATTGGACGCAGGATCAGATGCTTGAAGTCGCATTGAAAGAACCAGACGATTTTCTAAAGATAAGAGAGACTCTTTCTCGTATTGGGGTTGCATCAAGAAAAGAAAAAAAACTATACCAATCCTGTCATATATTACATAAACAGGGTAAGTATTTTATTGTACATTTTAAAGAATTATTTGCATTAGATGGTAAGAATACTAACTTATCAGAAAATGATGTTGCTAGACGAAACAGGATTGCAACTTTGTTAGCTGATTGGGGTTTGGTTGAGATAATAGGTAAAACTGATCCAATAGCTCCATTAAGTCAAATCAAAATTATTTCGTTTAAAGAAAAGAATGAGTGGATTCTTGAAACTAAATACAACATAGGTAAAAAACGAGAGGTTTAGTTTGGAAGCTTTCAAATCATTCATTGCTGAGTCAAAAGATGAAAAGTATAGAGTTGTAATTCTTACTGTTGAACATGGTGATAAATCAATTACATCAAAAAAACTTTCAAAGGAAGCAACTAAACTTGGACTTCAGAATATTGTTGTACCATTTAATGGTGCTACTTTAAGATATGATGATGGTAATCATTTTATTCATAATATGGATGATGATAAAGGATTTCAAACAAATTCTTCTGATACAATTATATTTGTTCGTGGTACACCAACAAAAGATAGTCACTTAAATTTGATTTCAGAATTTGAAAGACTAGGTTATTGTTGTGTTAACAATAGAACTACTATTAATATATGTGCAGACAAGTATCGTAATTATGTTAGATTAAAAGATTATGGATTAACACAACCAAAAACAATACTAATACCAAATAAAGAATTGGTAGATAGTTCTTTAGAAGCTTTAGATAGCAAGTTTCCAATTATTATGAAAACTCTAAGAGGTTCTAAAGGTGTTGGTGTTTTGTTTATTGAATCTAAAAAATCTCTGGATGCTATTGTACAATTAGTTTACAAAACTAATGAAGATACTGACCTACTAATTCAAGAGTACATTAAAACTGACTATGACATTCGTGTTGTAGTATTGGGTGGACGTATTCTTGCAACTATGAAAAGAGAAGTAGTAGAAGGTGATTTTAGATCAAACTATTCTCAAGGTGGAAATGTTTCTTCATTTAAGTTAACTTCTATGGAAGAAAAACAATGTTTACTAGCAGCTAAAGCAGTAGATGGTATTTTTACAGCAGTTGATTTTATTCCCTCTAAAAATAGAGAAAAAAATCCACCATACATATTAGAAGTAAACAGTTCGCCAGGCACAGATGGTATTGAGGAAGCAACTAATACAAATATTTCCAGAGAAGTTTTAACACACTTTTTAAACCCAGATGTAAGATATACTGTTCCTAACCAATGTGGTTATAATGAGGTTGTCGATATAGAACACTTTGGAGAATTGATTGCAAAGTTTGATACAGGTAATTCAGTATTATCAGTATTACACGCTGACGATATTAAAGTAAATGGTAATAAAGTTACATTCACTAATAGTGGAAAAACAATCACCACCAATTTAATTAAAGAATACAAAGCCCAAACTGGTGCTGGTGTGGATAAACGATATGTTGTAAAATTGAATTTAACATTTTCTGGTTCAACATATGAATTTATGTTTGGGTTAGATGATCGAAGTGAATTAGGTACAGATGTATTATTAAATAGATTTGTAATGAACAAACTTAATGTCATGGTAAATCCTCAAAGAAAATTTTTAGTAACAACAAAGAAAGATATTATAATATGAAGGAAATAATTAAATGAATATGAGTTTACAATTAGTAAAGGCAGCAAGAATGCACGCCGAAGGTGAATTAGAAAGAGCTAAAACAAACATTTTAGTTTACATGAATCAAAGTGTGGGTATTGGAGAACACAGCGATATTGTTGAAGCTATTCAAGAAGAACTTGATAAAATGGCTATGGCCGAAGATCGTATAGAAATGCTTGATAAGCATTTTACATCTCTTGCACAAGCTAAAGAATTATTACAAGAGGATGATGATGTACAATTAAATATTAATTTTACTGAATAAATTACTTGACATTACAACAGAATTGTGATATATTTACATTATGAACTTCTATACAAATATTGTCCAGTGGGGCAACTTTCTTTTATTAAGAGAAATTAGAGATGGTGAACGTGTTAATCGTAGAGTTAAGTACTCACCAACTCTTTATGCTCCTGTTGCAAAACCTACAGAGTGGAAAACTCTTGATGGTAAATATGTAACACCTATTAAGCATGATACAATCAAAGAGGCTAAAGAGTGGGTTGAACAATACAAAAATCAATCTAACTTAATATATGGTAATTCCATGTATCCTTATAGTTATATCGCTGATGAATATCCCAAAACTGTTCAGTATGATATTGATCAGATATTAATTTTTACAATTGATATTGAGGTTCAGTGTGAGAATGGTTTTCCTAACCCACAAGCTGCAGAAGAACCATTTCTTTCCATTACCATAAAAAACCACCAGAGTAAAAAGTTTGTTGTTTGGGGAATTGGTGAATTTCGTAATGATCGTGAAGATGTAACTTATATTCAATGTGAAAGTGAAATTCATCTTCTTAAAAAGTTTTTATCCTTTTGGGAAAACCATCAACCTGATGTAATTACAGGATGGAACACAGAGTTTTTTGATATACCATATCTTTGTAATCGTATTCATAAATTGTTTGGAGAAGACGAAGTTAAAAGGTTATCACCTTGGCGTAGTGTTCAGGCTCGAGAAGTTTTCCAGATGGGTCGTAAACACCAACTGTATGATATACAAGGTATTGCTCACTTAGATTATTTTGATCTCTATCGTAAATTTACATATACAGGTCAAGAATCATATCGTCTAGATCACATTGCTTTTGTAGAACTTGGTGAACGTAAGGATGGTAATCCATTTGACACATTCAAAGATTGGTATACTAAGGACTATCAGTCGTTTTTAGAATACAACATTATGGACGTTGAACTTGTAGATCGTATTGAAGATAAGATGCGTTTGATTGAACTTGTTCTTCAAATGGCTTATGATGCAAAAGTTAATTATATGGATGTGCTTGGTTCAACTAAGTATTGGGATATTCTTATCTACAATTATTTGCGTGAAAGAGGAATTGTAATTCCCCAAAAAGAAAAAAAAGAAAAACCAGAAAAATTTGAAGGTGCATATGTAAAAGACCCTCAAGTTGGTATGCACAAATGGGTTATGTCTTTTGATTTAAATTCTTTGTATCCACACCTAATTATGCAATATAACATTTCGCCTGAAACGCTTGTATCTCAAGATAAAGTCAAAGGCATGAATGTTGATAAGTTATTGGATAAGAAAGTTGATACTTCAATTATGAAAGGTGTAACACTTACACCAAATGGTGCATTGTTTAAGACTGATAAACAGGGTTTTCTTCCAGCTATTATGCAATCTATGTACAATGATCGTGTGAAGTATAAGAAACTTTTACTACAGGCAAAACAAAATTATGAAAACACAAAAGACCCCAAATTACTTAAAGACATATCCAAGTTCAACAACATTCAAATGGCAAAAAAGATTTCTCTTAACTCTGCATATGGTGCGATTGGTAATGTATGGTTTCGTTATTATGATCTTTTGGTTGCTGAAGCAATTACCACTTCTGGTCAGTTATCTATTCGTTGGATCGAAAGAGCTCTTAATAAGTATCTTAACAAATTGTTGGAAACGACTGATGAAGATTATGTTATTGCATCAGACACAGACTCAGTTTATATTACTTTTGACCGATTGGTTAATAGTGTGTTTAAAGAAGGAACAGAAACTTCAAAAATTGTCTCATTCATGGACAAAATTGCTAAAGATAAAATTGAACCTTTTATTGATAAAAGTTATCAAGACTTGGCTGAGTATGTAAATGCTTATGATCAGAAAATGCAGATGGCTCGTGAAGCGATTGCAGACAAGGGTATATGGACTGCAAAGAAACGATATATTCTCAATGTGTGGGATAACGAAGGTGTACAATACAAAGAAGCAAAACTCAAGATTATGGGTATCGAAGCCGTAAAGTCTTCTACTCCAGCACCTTGTCGTGTAAAGATTAAAGAAGGTCTTGATATCATAATGAATGGTGATGAAAAGATGCTAAATACCTTTATACAGGAATTTAGAGAAGAGTTTATGAATTTACCACCAGAAGATATTGCATATCCAAGAAGTGTGAATGGACTTAAAAAGTTCAGTGATCCTAATCAGATGTTTGGTAAGGGAGCTCCTATTCATTGCAAAGGAGCAATCTTATATAACCACTTGGTAAAGAAAAACAAACTTGGAAACAAGTATCCTTACATTCAAGAGGGAGACAAAATAAAATTTTTACATTTACGAGCACCAAACATTTTTCAGTGTACATCTATATCCTTTATCACAAGTTTACCTAGAGAACTTGACTTTCATAAGATGATTGATTATGAAACACAGTTTGAGAAATCATTTGTTGATCCACTAAACTTTATACTTGAAAAGATTAATTGGTTAGTAGATCGTAGTTATGGAACACAAGGAACACTAGAGGACTTTTTTACATGATATTGAATAAACAAGATTCTGTTTATGCTGCAACAAAGATGATGAATTACTTTAAAGACTTCAAAAGAATTGATGATTATTTTCGTGCAAGAAAAATTGAAAGAGTAAAAGACATTCCTGCTGGTTTGCCAGGCATGAGTATTGAAGATGACTTGTTTCAAGATTATAATATGTATCCACAAGATATGAATTTTCAAGTTGTAGAAATACCAAACAAAGTATATGATACACTATTAGAAAAGACTGCATCATTCAGTCCTGATGAAAACCCAGGCAAGACCTTGAAACTAGTTGTTAAGGAAACAACTACAAATACTATCGTAGGTTTTATTCGTTATGGTTCACCATTGATTAACTCTAAG